GTCCTCTAAGTACTTTGCCTTACCTGTAGTGTGTATAGCTTCCAGGTCTTCGTGCACTGCAACCATATAAGAAGACGCTGGTCTACCGGTGTTAGGATTTACTGGGTCGCCGTTTCCACCGTAGCCGAGTTTAGCTTCATACTGATATGTCGTAGCTGCCGTTCCTGCTTGCCGTGATATTTCGTAAAAAGCACTGGCTAAAAGCGTGGACGTTAGCTTAGGCACCTGTAGCTTACTTTCGGCCATAATTTCTTCGGCTGCTGCAATAGTTGCTTTTTTAGTACCGCGCCCAACGTTTCGTATTGCTATTTGACATTGAGCATTGAAATTAGCCAGGGAGCCTTTCTCAAAAGAAAATTCTGCAAAGCCTCTCATCAGAGATACACCACCTTGATATCTACAACACCGTTTCTGTAGAAGTATCCGATTGCCTGGACATCAGTTTCTCTTCCATCGAAAATAACTGCATCCAGTTCTTTTATCGGATTGTTACCATCTACATAGAGCTGTTTATTAGAGACTACCTCTTTGCCTTCACCATTCTTGATAATCTGTACTTTACCTTCAGCATAGCACTTTATACCTACAGTTTTGTCAAAGACTTTGTCTCCTGTACCATCTCTTTTGAGATATGGTTTCACAGTAGCGTCCAAGTTTATCCAGGATTTTAGACTCTTAAACATAGTCGCCTCCTTTCGGAGATGGCCAAGGCGGATTGCTCTGCATACCTTTTCTGAATACTTTAGGAGATGCGTATCTTGGAAGTGAAATACCAGCACTTACAAGCTTTGACCTATAGTATGCGATTTGCTCTTTGAAGAACTTTAACCGCTCTGTCGGGTCTTCAGCCTGTGGGCCCAAGCTTCGCTTAATGTCCCGAGAAAAGATTGTAGCTACAAGTACAAATAGATGGTAGCGAAGGACGTTCTCATTGTCACCATGCTGAAGGATAAGAAACTGGATTTCTTCATCCTGTAGAACAGGCTCATCTGGGTTAGTATCGCCAACGATAAACCTAAGCTTATCTAGTTCGCTATCTGCAGGATTGCCAGAATAACTCCAGGACATCTTATCACCTCCTACTTGGTTGATACCGCCTTCGCTACCGTTTTGACCGGAGCAATCTTTTCAGGCTCTTTTTGTGTTTCCTTTGCCGGGGCTTCAGCAGCGGCTTTGGCCTCAGCTTCCTTTGCCGGGGCTTCAGCAGCGGCTTTGGCCTCAGCTTCCTTTGTAGCAAGCTGCTCTTTATTCAAAAACGTTGCGGGGTCTGGAATATCTACGCCAAAGCGTTCTTTGAAGAAGCTAGCATACCGCTTGTAGTTATGCTCGGTAACTTCTACAATATGCTTTTCTCCTATGCGGTACTTGAAGTTCTGTACATCTGCCGGCTCGACCACCGAACCGGCAGATACAGGACCTCCTTTTGTGCGAAAGGCCCGACGAACTACAAACATTTATTGTACGATGTCCTTGAAGAACACGCCGAGGTCGTCGCCAACTTTCTTGGCGTCGAAAGCAATCTCACCCTCGATGCGTTCCACTCCGAGGCCGAGCAAGTCCATCGGAATACGGACAATACGGTTGCCGTATGCTCCGGCGCCCATAAGACCGGTCCACGCAAAGATATAACCGGCAGAAGGTGAGCGCAAGCTTGGCGTTGGATTACTGTAGCAGAGCAAAGCGTTTTTGCCGGCAATAAAGCTAACATTGTCCGCTACGCCCTTTGCCGCAGAGTTTACAACACCCCATGCAACATATACGTTCTGTACCTCAAAGAGCGAGGCAAGCAAAGACGTAGTTACAATACCAGTTTCAGTATACTTAACGCGGTCAAGCACATCAAAGTGGTTTTTCAGGGCATTGAAGACATACGGAGAAAGAACCAAGGTATTTGGGCGAAAACCGGTAAGACCAGCCATACGAACGCTTTCACCCGTGATATCTGCGATGGGGTCAGAAGTCTCGGCATCCCAGTAAATTGCCTGCGCACCAGTAGGACTAGAATCTACACCAACAATCTCACGAGTCCACACACCAGTTGTGAAGAACTTGGAAGCCCATTCCATTTCGCGCCGGATAAGCATCTTCTGCGAAACGAAAATCTGTGCGTCCTTGTCAGCATCCAGCGGCTCGTCGTAGTTCACACGGTCCTCAGGAGCCACATCCTTATGAAAGGCGTGCTTCTTGCAGTAGTACGTAGAGGTCTCCAGGTCATAATCGCCGCCGGCAGACTCTGCGATACGCCCACGAACCTGCGCCTCATCTCTGAGGAAATCGCCAGTATCGTAGATGTAGTACAGGTCAGACTGCCGTTTAACGGGAATGATAGGGAAAACCTTATCTGCGATATAGTTGGACGCATCCTGCATATATGCAACAGAAATGTTGGTTAGAGCTCTATCAACATGAGCATCTGTCATTTTAGGCATTTGTTTCTACTCTCCTTTCCTGATTAATCTAATGTAACTACAACCTGGACCATAAAGGACGGCAGGTTTGCAGTATCGCCATTGGTAACGTTAAGCAGCAGCACATCGCCTGCTGCAACAGAAGCATCTTCAGCAACGGTAAGTGCCGCAGCTGCGCCAGATGCCGGGAAGGTTGTGTCAGCATTAAATGTTTCGGTTGCCTTAGAGGTTGTTCCAACCTCGAGAACAAACGCGGATTCATTGGTGGCATCAACTCCGTCAGCCGCGCCGAGAGAAATGATGGTGACAGCGGTGATCGTGCCAGCACCAACAACAGCGCCGATAGGAGTATCGGCAAGGTCCGCGCCTGCATCCAGGTCAGCAGCAGTATAGATGATAGTCTGCGTTGCAGCACCATCTGTACCGTTCGTACCGTTCGCATTGGAAACACTGATAAGTTTGCAAGCGATAAACTGTCCGGACGCTGCCGCAGCAGTAATTGCTACACCAACACCGATACCAGTGGTTTTCGTAATTGCCTTACCGTCAGTACCGACTTCAACGTCAGCACCTGCTGCAATAATGCCGCCGGCTTCAACAATAACGATGCCATCGGAAATCTCAAGAACTTCACCGTCATCCGGCTCATTCATGGATACACCGATTGCGCTGCCGCCCGCCGTGGCATAGACACCTTCGCTACTGGAGTTCACACTCACAAAGCGTCTGATGGCAATATCCTCGCCGGCAGGAAGGCTGAAGCGCAGGTTAGGAATTTCATAAGCATGCATTAGTTAGCACCTCCCTGTAAATACTGTTTGTAGAGTTCAGGATTGTCATTGACAACCTGGGTGATGGCCTTGGCTTTCGAAAGACCCTTTTCTTTAGCAACATCCTGTGCCATTTTGTCAATCTTATCCCAAGCCTCCTCGCTGGAAGAAGTAGCGCTGCCGGGTTTGTTTTTACCGACCTCACCAAGAACGGTGCCGTCGATTGCCGCCGCAACTGTCGAGAGAACTTCAAGCATTTCCGGAGAAGCACCTTTCAGAACTCCAATCAGTTTGTCCTGCTCGATGGGAAGCGCCTTAAGCTCAGCAGCTTTTGCAACCGCTATAGCCTGCTCTTCGGACTCTTTTGCTTTGCGCAAAGTTTCCTCAGCCGCTTCTTTCTGCTGCTTCATCTTCGCAAATAACTGGCGCGCAGATTCCGGCATTGCTTTCATGGTCTCTTCTTCATCAAAAGAGGTGCCTTCGCCAGAAGCCTTTAACGTACCAAGTTCATCCTGTACTTTAGTACAGGCGTCATTTGCCGTTTTAAGGTCTTCCTTAGCTTTTGCCAAATCCTGCTGGGCAGTATCGCGTTCTGTAGTAGCAGTGACTAAGTCTTCCTTTGCTTTTGTGACATCGCCGTTAAGCTTGTCAAGCTCCGCTTGCACCACAGTGGCGTGCTCAGGACTCATTTTTTCGAGGATTTCCTTAACATCCATTTTGTCGCTTTGCTCCTTTCTTTTATAGAGTGTTATGAAAGCCGCTGAATTGGCGCCTTCATCAACTAAGTCGACCCGGTCCACAACCAGGTCCTCAAGTAAGTATGGCATCCAAACTCACCTCCTAATTATATTATACGCAATTTGGCTGCGTTGTATAACACTAAAGCTTTATACGTTTTGCCTTGCCCTGAATAGAGAACATGCGAAAGGTTCCATTCTTAACCTGCTCGCGAATTTTAGGGTCCATAACTTTAACAGTTATAAACCAACCCTCAGGAACGGTACCTTCTGGTATACCAATTGCTTGCTGTTTTTCTTTAGTAAAAACAATAGACTCAACAACGATACCGACGGCCTCTCCCTGATGCATTACACCACTACCGCGATAATCCATCATAAAAGCAATGGCTGCGCGCTCTAACGTTTCTGGCACAATAACATCATCTTGCCAATCTAAGGGTAAGCTACCGTCTGGATGTACCGCAACATTTGCCCAGCCGCTAACAAGCCCCTCATCACTTGACTTAGTAATGTTAAAGACCACTGCAACATTGCGCACATCCCCCTTATATACAGATAGATTTTTCTGCTGTAATAAGCTAAGAGATTCTTTGAACGGCACAAATAAATCAGTACGTTCAAGCAGCGTACTTAGAGGCATAAAAGAAGCGTCAGCCAACTCTACACCATCTGCTGCAACGGTACCTTCGTACTTAGTGCACAGAAACACAGTAGAAGCACTGTAATCTTTAGGCATACCTGTGAGTTCACCGAGTACTTCTAGCTCAGTAGGTTCTATACCGAACTCCTCTTTTGTCTCCCTAACAGCAGCTGTACGCAAATCTTCACCAGCCATAACATGTCCACCAGGCCCGCACAGAGTTCTATTATCTGTACGAGTACCTACAAGTATATTGCCGTCGTTTAGTACGAGTACTCCTACGCCTCTATTGTCATCCTTATAGATTGACTTACCAACATGCTCTGCCCAGGTAGAGTATGCAACCGCTAGTCTTTGGTCTTTATCAGGATATTCTTCTTTCATAGCTTCATTAGCCATAAAAGACGCTATAAAAGAATCCTTGTTCTGACCAGAAGTAGGTTTAGGCATTGGCATTACTTTTCACCTCCTGTAACAAAGTTTAGTATACGTTTTAACTTATCTTTAGAATAGAATGATTGTGCGGTGTACCATTGCACAACGTCAGTACTGTTCTTTTGAGAATTACATGATTTACATGCAGGTACTATGTTACGAAACGTGTTTGTACCACCTTCTATAATTGGTACTACATGGTCCATAGTTAAATTATAGTCGCTACCGCAATAAGCGCATTGGTTATTAAACACTTCTAGCGTTTTGAACCACTCAGCAACAGTATACGTGTTGGCCCGCTTAGCACACCTTCGGTTATGTGTTCTAATTCGTTCCTTATATTTAGCGTCTGGGTCCTTACTATATGCTTCGCGCTTGCTAGCACAACTGCGCTCTTTTTCACACACTTTACAGAAGCCGGTTGTTAAACCGCTTTTAAGCTTGTAAAATGAACTTAAGGGTAATACGGATTCACACGAAGGACAATACTTAACACCATTTGATATGCACTCTTCACATGTGTCAGTTTTCCAAGACTTATGCCACTTAAATTCACCACATACCTTGCATATCTTATTCATTACATTTCACCGCCACCTGTATAGCTCATATCTGCTTGTTCAAGGTCGTTTTGTGCTGTATCGTCTATTGGATTCCCATCATCAGTCTTATCAGCCGGAGGCACCTTGGAAGGCTCGGCAGCAGGTGGGTTATTTTGCGCATCAGAGGATGCACTTGCTTGTACTTGATATATCTCTTCAAAATCTTTCTTATCAAGTTCAGGCATACCAGTTATACGCCGTAAATAATTAAGCACAGCATGGTCGCCGGCAATATCGAGGCCCATAGCACGCAGTATAAGCGCGATTTCTTTAAGTGAAGGTGTTTGAATCTGCCCAGGTACAATCTTAGGAAGCTTTGTATCTACTGGGAATGTGTTATAGCTAAACAGCTGCGGCACAGCCTTGTTATTAAAGACATCCGCAATGTTAGAAACCTGTGCCTGCAAGGAAGCTGCCAGCATAGATTGCTTAGTATCTGCGAGAGCAAAAGAGCCTGATTTATTACCTAGCAAAACTATATCTGATAACATAGTTATTGCTATGCGGTTATCATACCGGTCTATAGTGCTACCTATATCAATCTGTCTTGAAGACCCAGATGTAAGCAGCTTTAATTCCCAGCCATGCGGAAGTAAAATACCTTCCTCACTATCTCGTCGCACAGAAGCTACAAGTTCTTCTGCGCGTGCTTTTAGCGCAACCATGTCCGCATCATCTGTATTCCACAGGTCTAAGTTCTCAGGCGCAGTTAACACAGGAAAGCCCGCGAGGTCGCGTTCAATGCCTATGCCTTCGATTTCTTCAAAATGTTTCTTAAAGAACCAGGGGCGGTAAGCATTACGCAGTAAAGACTTACCTTCTGGATTATCACGGCTAACACGTGTTCTAAAAAGTAGTCCCTTTGACATAGGAATAATAACACGTTTCATATCAGGTTCAGCTACCTGAATAACTCCGACCGTGTCACCCTCTTCATTGAAAATCCATTCTTCAATAGATGTCTGGGCTCTTACAGGTATGCGCCGCCAACCAATACGCCCATCGGTATACTGGCTACGGTATTTTGAGTTTCGCTCAGTAGGTCCACGGCGTACTTTATATACTAGCTCATGAAAGCTAAACCCATATGTAAGTACAGAAAGTATCTCAGAAATCGTATCTGCCCAAGACATATCCATATCATCCATACAGCTTTTAAGAAATGTAGCCGCTTCCTTATCCTGGTCTGTTTTTCCACCAGGTTCTACGTTCCAAGTAGTACCTCTTATTAGCATTTCTGCCAAATATAGAATAGCACCAATAACTGGGTCATTATCACTCATTTCTTGGTATACTTTACCAGCACGAGGCCAGCGTAACTCAGGTAAAAATTCTTCATAGACATATGGTCCATAACGCTTTAGTCCAGAGCTACCTAGCTGCTTAAAGTTTACCACGCTCTTTCCGTTTTGCACAGCTTTACCTCCTTAATTTAGACCAGTAAGACCCGCCAGACTTTTTAACGCCAGTAGGTGCTCTGACTAATGTAGTATTTCTAAAGTAATTGAAAGCACCAGAAAAACCATCAATGGTATCATCTTTAACACCGTAGGGGAACACATCAGCCTCATCAAGAAACGGTAGAATATTTCTACATCTCTGACATACAAATACTTTACCTGCTTGCGAAGCAGCTGATGCAGTACGCGCTCGCTCTACTTTTGAACCTGTAGAGCGTACTCCTGCAAAGTTATAGCCAGGTAGTATATTCCGCGTATAGTGGTCAATCGTGATATCGCCTGATGAACCTGGCTCTTGCTCCATCCGTATCGCCACACTATAGCCATCGCTCTCTGCTGTCTGCTTGATAATCTGCTCCACGTCATGCGGTTTCTTTTGTACACGTACAATGTCGCGTACCCAGTAGATACCTTGATAATATGAGAGCTTAAAACCAACCGTCCAGTCAGGCTCGCGTTTGTCCCTAGACTTAGTCTTACGCTTTGTAGGGTCTGTAGAAGCCATATCCCAGTATCTAACGGTGCTCACCTGGTCAGGCACATCAGTTTCAGGTACAATAACAAACCAGTGTCTATTAAACAAGTCACCTGAAGCTTTAATCTGCCAGTTACCATTAAGAAGGCGCTCACGTTCTACTGGGTCAAGTTCCTCTAGAGCTTCTTTATACGCTTCAGCGTCTAAGTATGGGTTATCGTCTAACCCAGCAGGTATAAAGATGCGCCCTTTATCTGGGCCCTCTACAAAGAATCTTTGATAGTAGTACTCTCCAAACTGTCCGCCAGGATTTGCAGTGGCTCTAAATCTTAGGGGTACCTGCAAGGCTTTTGGCTTTCTTAAGCGCGAAAATAAGTATCTGTAGTTTGCGGGGTCAAGATGCGTAACCTCATCCATACCAATATATTGAAACTCTGCGCCTTGGTATCTATAACAGTCATTTGCGGATTCAAGATAGCCGAAGTTAAGTGTGGCACCAGAAGGAAAAACATATTGTTTTTCTTTTTCAGACCATTTGACTTCTTTAGTATCAACAAAAGGCATTAACCATTCCTTTGACATGTCTATCAAAGCTCCTGGTAAAGAAAGGTCTGCATAGGTTTTTCTAAATAGTACGGCAGAATATCCGGGGATATCTACAAACTGCAGCGCGCCCATTAGCTGCGCTACTGAATTATGAGTTGGTATCAGCGCCTTACCGGCTAAGAACAGGTTGCTAGGCGAGTCAACTTTAATACACTGCACTGGCACTGATTCAATTTCTTCAACTTTTTTAATATAGTGTAATTTTTGTGTACCTCTTAATCCTGCTGTTTTTTGTCTAGCTGCTTTATAAGGCAGCCTAAACATAGGGCTGCTTGTTGACCACTTTAAGTTGTACTTAGGACACGTATAACCTACTTTAGAGTTTGCGCATGTTGCGATGCTTTCTGTAAGCGTTACTTTTATTCCAAGCGACCTTACAAGAAATTCTATTTGTTCCATTAAACCCTTTTGCACCATGCATATGCTACAGTAACCTTTATCACTTGAAGCATTACCATCAGTGTCCATAAGACCTTGTAGTAATGCTAGCCTTTGGTCATATGAAGCCATTAGGTACTCCTCAGGTATAAACTTGTCATTAAGTACCCCAAGGGCATTTAAACCGTTGTGTAGACCGTATATAGTAAAGCAGTCGTGATTATTTTTAGCGCACTCAAAACCATCTAAGCGTATTTGTTCTATTATTTCTTCATCTCTACACGCTACCTCACCCCTTCCTTTGCAACCATCACCTAGCCATACGCCTAAGGTGTATGGCGGCACCTTTAGTGCAACCTCTTCTTTAATAAGACCTTTACATACCCTTATGGCATGCTTTGTCCGGCTGCCCATAGTATCTACAATTTGTTGCGTTGTGAAGTCTACGTTGCACAGCCTATTTTGATACTGATTTAACGTCCATACGTGCTCCGCATCTGCGTCTATGTGCGTACGGTTATCAAAGTGAAGCCTGTACACTTTATGGCCGTACTGCACATCAGATTTGGCTATTACAGTGCACGGCGCGCCATTCTCATCAAATACCTTAGCACCAACGCTTAGCGTGCCCATTGTTTTCCAACCGTCACAAGTTAGTACTGGCGTATCGAGAGCCAGCGCTTTGCCTCCCCCTGCCGCCCCTCCGTATAGCACTTCTCTCACATTGTTTGTGAGTAAAAACGCTGCTTGTTTAGGTGTAGGTGTTAGTGGAATATACTTAGTTAAACGAGGTGTTAGCGCGCCTTGTAAAGCAGCTAAGTCAACATCTGTAAAGTTAATAGTCTACACCTCCTACTTGTTGCTTAAGTATCATATCTAGCCTATATTCTGAGAAAAAGTCCTGTAGTGGATACCAGTCTAATAAATCTCTGGCTTGTTTACTGCTGTTACACGCTGTACATGCCGGAACTATATTTGCTAAGGTAGTCTTACCGTCTTTACTGACTGGCACAATATGGTCTAGCGTTAAATCTGCTGAAGCACCACAATATGCGCAGACATTCCCATACCGTGTACAGATAGCCTGCCATTGCTCTACCGTTAGCTCGCCAAGAGCTCTCCGATGTTGTTTACGTACTTGTTCAGCCGCTCTAAACCGTTTATCAGTAGCGTATCTATCATTGGAGTATTGCCTTGCTGATATATTCATAGCAGTCTTGAATATAGTATCTGTTTTATACCGCATATTTTGTTTAGCATTCTTACATTGTTTACAAATACTACCTACTTTACCACGTCGTTGTTCAAATTCATTTAACGGTTTTACTGTCTTACAATGAACACAATACTTAAGCCCGGCTGCTTCACAGTTTATACAAGTAGTAGAGGTATTACCAGCACACCTTTGTACTTTACCACACACATAACAATGCTTAAAGACTGTTATAGTTGTACACCGTCTATAGTAGGTGTCGGGCCATAGGGGATATACTTAGTAAGTCTGGGAGTTAATGCCGTTTGTAGCGCGCTTAAATCGAGTCCCTCTAAATCCATGACCCGACACCTCCTTATTAATCAGAATCCGGATTTTGAAAGCGTGACCATAATTCAGTAAGTTTCGTCCAGCCATACATTGCCACAAACGCAACGAAGAAACCGCAGATAACGGCACCGACGATGTAGTACCACGTGACTACGATTGACATATACGCAATGTATGCGAAGAACGCTACAAGCGTTAAAACAATCGACAGCACAATGACCTGTGCATCTGTGGGAATCGTACTGAGCCATGGGAGCCCTTTCGTCACCTCAGTAATTGCTGAGACCAGGAACGCCAGAACACCGACTATTAGAATAGCTGTTGGCAAATACGAAGAAATCAGTTCACTCATCTTTGTCACCTCCTTTTACAAAGGATAGAATAAATGCTAAGCGCTGTTCTGTATAAAACGACTGCGCTACAAACCAGACTAGTAAATCTTTATTATGCTTAGAAGAGTTGCAGGTTTTACATGCGGGTATAATATTTCTATAATAAGTATATCCACCTTTTGAAACGGGTATAACGTGGTCCATCGTAAGCTGCCTATTGCTGCCACAATACGCGCAAGTATTATTAAATGTATTGCATATTTCAACCCACTCTTCAACTGTTAAGGTGCCTACACTTCTGCGCGCCTGCTTTCGCAATATTTCAGATAAACGAAAGGTAGCATCAGAATAGTACTTTTGCATCTGGTAGTTACTTTGATAAGCATTATATGCAGGCCTATTTCGTGCACGCCATTGCTTAGCAGTTTTATTTCTTTGCATGCGTACCTCTGGATTAATAATAAGCTGTTTCTTATGAGCTTCTGTATCATTTAGTATTTTGCAATGCTTACATATGCCCCTGTTTATATAAAACTCCGTATTATCTTTTTCTATACTGCATTGTTTACATATTTTAGTCATCATTAACCCCGACCTGCCGCATAATACTCCGCCACTTAAAGATACGATTTAGGCGCTCTTGACTGAAGAATGGCTGGCGCATAAACCAGTTCTTAAAATCTTCAGCGCCCTTTGAACTATTGCATGCGCTACATGCGGGCACTATATTATCTTGGGAAGTTCTCCCACCTTCGCTAGAGGGTTGTAAGTGGTCTCTAGT